CAAAGTCATCGTGCTTCCATTACACGAGATGTTATTACCAAAAGATTGACGACTTGGTGCTCCGTTATTTTGAAATTGGACAGCTTGATTGGTTACATTTCCCGTGGCTGCTGCCACAGGATTACTATTATTATTGGTATCTCCTTCAGCCAGTACTGGACTTACTGAGAGAATACAGAGAGCGAAGTAGTAGTAGAGTTTATTGTGTAATTGCGTGTATAATCTCGCTGCTCTACTAACCCTGCTGCTCTTGTTGTTGTTTCTAAACTCCATGGGTTGGCTGCGTTAGTCACGGAAAATGTTGTTCCGCTTGTTGTAATATCTGCTGACGGAGTTATGTTTGTACCAGACCACGTGTTCACAGCAGCACCCCATACTTGGACTTGCTCTGTCTCCACGATAGTTTGAGTTGTGGTAGTCGTTGAGTTCATACTCCCTGTTGTGAACTGGGGAGTGACAGTATTGGCTCTAGCTATGCTGGGTGATAACAGAGCTAAAAGCAGAATTAATTTCTTCATGCTTTTGGTTTTGGTTTATTTGCCATAGGGCAATTTGTAGGGGTCTTACTTCCGCCATTCTTGCCAGTAGTAAGCCCGAAAGTGGCTAATGCGCCCGTAAAGACGCTGGCTACGAAAGTGATATCTGAGTTACCAGATTTTTTTACCATTGGTATATCGACATAATTCATCGTGATTATGAAACCTGACCAAACAACAACGCCCAGTCTTACTAATGTTCCTAGAACTTCTAATTGATGTTCTTTTTCTTCACCTATGTCTTTTAATTTACCGATCAAGCCTTTTGGCTTTTCTGGCTTAGTTTCTTCCATGTTGTTTTTAGTATTGGTTTCATAGCAGTAACAACCCATTTAAAAGCTGCTGTCGCAGTTAGGGTTGCAGCTACAGAAACGACTGCTGTGGTAGAAGCCGTTATAAGTATTTCGTTTTCCGGTAAAGGTACGTCAAAATCTATTATTGGAATATTGACGTTTCTTATACCTGTATCTGTCTCCTCTGAAGCTTCAGCTTGTACACCTTCTGGTTCCCTCAAGTCGCTAGGTGGGACGACCAAAGGAACATAAAAAGGGACATCAGCCGTAGGTAAAGGTATTTCTACAGTTTCAATCTTCTGAATCGGTGGAATTACTATCGTTGGTATTTCCATCTCCCCTATCTTGTATTACAGCTTGTATTGCTATGATCTGTTCTTTACATTGGTTTTGAACCTGTAAAGCTTCGTTATGTTTAGTAACTAGCTCTTGTAGTGTTTCTTTTAATTTTTCTGTGGATGGTTTAGTCATAAATAATTACCAAGGTTTTCCTTCTGCTGTAACTGGTGTATTAATAAGTGCTATTTCATCTTCTAAAGATTTCTCAATAGCAGCAACTGTTCCAGCTTCATCTGCATCTAATTTTGCTCTAACCCAACCAAGTACTGTTGACTCAGTTAGATCTTTGTAAGGTATAAGAGTCTTTGGCTTTTCAAGTTCTACTTCGCCAGTTGCTCTTGCTTTTTCTTCACTACCGTCTATACCTTTTACACGATAGATAACTTTTTTAACATAGCCGTCAGCTAGTTCTCTTTCTAGGGTATTTACTTCCCAAGTTTTTGTGATTGCCATTTTAATAAGGAGAATCTCCAAGTAAAGTTTTATTCCACTGAGCTTTTAGTTCAGTATCAGTTTTAGCTGCTTCTATTGCAGAATCAGCCGGTGCATCTCTTAATGCTTGTTTTTTAGACACTATTGCAGCCGTGTCTGAGCCAGTTTCTAAAGCCTTTTGAAATTCAATATCAAGAGCAGCTAGTTTTGGTTCTCTAGCTGCCCTAATATTTGTTTTATGTATTTCTTTAGCTTTAGTCATATCAATACCAAATCCCATAATTTACTCCGTGTAAGTCCAAGCATTTCTGAAACTTCTATCAGTAGGAATATCAGATTTGTCTACTGTATAAACTGACTTACCACTTGGACAATCTTTAGCTTTTATTTGATCTAAATTTAAAGTTGTTTTATCTGCTGGGATGACAATACTGATGCTGCCATCGTCATTTTCGTAAATAAATCTTTTATCAGAATTAGCCATTATGAATTACTCCACACTCCAATACAAACTGTATCATTATCCATTGTTCCACCATTTCCAACTGTGTTTAATGTTTGTAATCTTACCTCTGCAACTCCGAAGTCATTACCTGAGTGAGCAATTTTTACTGTTGGTATTCCACCTGTTCCCCCTGCTGTACCAACGGCACAATAATCATCAGTAGCAAAAGCAGAACCCCAAGTTACAGTATAATCACCAGTCCCATTATCATTAATACTACTAACATTAAAACTATCTCTTATTGCTACAACGCCAGTTCCTTCAAAATTTATCCAAGCATCACAAGAGTTTTCTCCAAAATAAGCCATTAGCTTACCTCCGTTAAATTAAATTTATACTTTTTACCAGAACGGTTATTTTTTAAGAACAAGTCTGATTCTCCTTCCTGTATTGTCCAGTTACCCCATGTACCGTCTACATCGTTTGTATGTCCTTCGTTAGATAAGTGAAGGTCATTGGTGTAGACGTTTCTCCATCTAAGATTAGACTCACCTAAATCGTAAGCATTATTTGTCCAAGGCACAAAGTTTCCATTTGAACGGAAAAAAGCTTTCTCTGTATTATTAGTAGAAAATATTAAGCCATGATTTCCTGTTCCTTTTATGTTATTATTGTTGCCATCGTGATAAATTTGTAGGTCATCGCTAGTTCCAATAGTAATTCCATTACCACTTGAATCATCAACACTTATTTTTGCACCTTTAACAGTACCAGTTGCGATCATGTGACCAGTAATATTTACTCGATCACTTGCTGTCTCTAATTTTTTACTGCTTCCTGACCCTGCATCATGGTACAGTTCAACAGCACTACCAGTAGCTTTAAATATATTTTGACCGCTATTAGTTTTTAATCTAAAATCATTGTTACCAGTAATTTGTAACGCACCAGTTGAGTTACTGATTCTGCTATCATTACCATCGTGATAAATTTTTAGATCATTACTAGCACCCAACAAAATTATATTGGTTGATGATCCATTGCTGTCACCGCCATTTATTTGATTACCATTAAGATCTAACGTACCCCCTAGCTGTGGTGTTGTGTCACCGACTAGATCTGTGTTAACTGTGTTACCAGATGCCGCTGTAATACGTCCCTGAGCGTCTACAGTGATGCTTGGGATAGAAGTTGATGAACCATAACTACCAGCTGTTACAGACGTGTCAGCGAGCTTTGCAGCAGTCACTGCATCATCAGCAATCTTGGCTGTAGATATTCCACCATCAGCTAATTTTGAACCAGCTATGTTTGCTGTTGCTGTAATGTGGCTATTATCAATTTCTGCTGCTATCTTTACACCTGTAACTGCACCAGTAGCAATCTTAGCTGTTGTTATAGCACTATTAGCTAGATTACCAGCAACAATAGTTCCATCTGCAATCTTAGCTGAGGTAACTGCGTCATCTGCAATTTTAGCTGTAGTTACGCTTGCATCTGTAATCTTTGCAGTTGTAACTGCTCCGTTCTGTAGTATGGCTGTTGTAACTGTATTGTTACTTGGTGTACCAATACTTACTGAGGCTCCGATGGTGATAACAAAGATGCTAGCACCGTTAACAGGAGCGGACCCAAATATAATGTCAGCACCATCAACCGCAAAGCCTTCGCTGGGTTGACTTGTTCCTGAGTTAGGTTTCTGAACGACTCCATCGACGCTAACAAGATGTTGCTGTGCAAATGTGCCTGCGTTACTAAGTGCAAATCTATAAGCTGTTCCATTTGGTGTAGCACTTCCTCCGCCTGTATTTGATGAACTCGATATTGTATTTATAAAAAAATTACCTACTGTCTGTGTTTCTTCCCACGCTGAGTTAGTTCCATTATATACGAGCAGTTTACCTGAGCCAGTATTAAAGAATAAATCACCGTTATCAAGGCTAGTTGTAGGGTTCGATGCACCAACTCTATATCTTTCGTTAAAGTCATTGATGTCTCCACTAAGATTAACAAGGTCACTTTCTGGTAGTGTAGCTTTGTGATAATTATATACGTGACCAGATCCAGTAGATGTTACGATAAAACGCACACCACTAGGTATAGTAGAGCTAGTAAACTGTGAACTGATGTTGTTTATAGTTACTGTTGTACCACCTACAGTTCTACCTGTTGTACTTGTGTTACTTCCTGTTACAACAATACCGGCTGCGTCTGCTATAGAAATAGCAACACCAGATGGGGGTTGTGTGTTAGGAAATGATACTTCGTTAGCTATAGCTTCAAAACCACCAAACGGTTCTAGCTGTGCAGCTACATAGTCAACAATAGCACCAGAAGTTGGAAACTTAGTGTCATCATCAGTAATGGTAGTTGCTTTCTGTAAACCATCTATCTGGTTAAGATCAGCTATGTCAGCTGTAAGAGCTGTACTATCAGCAAGTTTAGATGCTGTACCAGACTGCATACCAGCTAGAGTTTTTAACTCACTGTCTGCTATTTTACCTGTAGTTACCGCATTGTCTTGAATTTTAGCTGTGCTTATAGCTGTATCAGCTATCTTAGCAGTAGTAACATTTAAGTTAGTTATTTTATCTGTAGTAACATTAGAGTCAGCTATTTTAGCTGTAGTAACTGCACTGTCTGCTATTTCGCTTGTTGCTATTGTACCGCTTGCAGCAGAGGTAAGTCTACCCTGTGCATCAAC